CTGTTTCTTTTTATACCAAAAACGACTCAAAGAGCCATGAAAATGACTAAGAAGTTCAAAGAAGGTCAACAACTAACCGAAGACGGTTCAAACAGGCTGCAATCGGTTTTGGGTAGGGACACAGAACCACAAAACACGCTTATTGGCGTTCAAACCCCACGAATCCACACGCCATTGAATGAATTACCGTCAAAAGGCGGTGAAATCATTGACCTGGCAACCAGTTTGGGCGTGGAACTTATGGAATGGCAGAAATTCGCGCTTATTCACAGTCACAAAATTAAACCTGACGGGCGTTGGGCGTCGCCGATTAACTGCATTGTTGTAGCCCGCCAAAATGGAAAATCATTTTTGCAGCAAATCAGAATTTTGGCAGGTTTGTTTTTATGGAACGAAACCCTGCAAATTGGTTCTGCCCACACACTGAACACGTCCCTGGAACAGTTCAGGCAAATGGTTAACACCATTGAATCAAGTGACTATCTATCCAAGCAGGTCAAAAAGATTCGCTGGAATCACGGGGCTGAAGAAATAGAAACAAAAATGGGCAATAGGTTTATGGTGCGTGCAGGTGGTTCAGCCGCACGCGGTATTTCACGACCTTCAACCATTCACCTGGACGAATTGTTGCGCATGAACAACATGGATTCATTTGCGTCCCTGCGTTATACGCTCATGGCGGCTGAAAACCCCATGCTTATGGCGTACACAAACGCAGGCGATAACACGTCAGTTGTTTTGAATTCTTTTCGCGATAGGGCGTTGGCAAGTATTGGCGGCGTCAATGATGACATAGGCTATTTTGAATGGTCGTCCCCCACCGACGACATAACCCTGGAAAATGCACGCCATGCCAACCCTGCAATGGGTTCACTAATTCACCCCGACAACATTAAGGCGGTTTTGAATGACCCACCCAACGTGGTCATGTCAGAGGTGTTGTGTAGGTGGGTCGTCGCCATTGCCAACATAGTTGACACAAATTCCTGGAACAAATGCCTTGACAAGAATTATGACTTGCAACCCGAAGAAACAACGTGGTTGGCGATTGACCTATCCCCTGACCGCAAACATGCGTCCCTGGTTGGTGCGCAAAAAATTGGTGAAGAAAATTTTGTGGTCAAGTTACTGCACACCTGGAAAAATGACCTTCAATTGGACGACAAGGCAATTGCCAATGAATTGGCAGATTATGCCCGCAAATACTCAACTGAGTATGTTTTATATTCTCGCAAGTCGGCTGGTGCAGTCGCCGCACGTTTAGCCCCTGCGGGAATTCCTATATTTGACATGGATTCGGCGTATCCACAAAGTTGTGACGAATTACTTTCGGCGATTAACTCAAACCGTTTGAAACACAGGGGTCAATCGCAACTGACCGAAGAAATCCTGGCGGCAGTGCAATTGCGGCGTGGTGACGGTGGTTGGGTTATTGGTCGCAGGGCTTCCAACGCAGTTGTGTGTGGTGCAGTGGCAACCGCCCTGGTTACACACTTTGCGACACGCCCAACGCATGACCTTGACATTATGGTTGGTTAAACCTATAAGTCAGGAACAATTCGGACATGGGTTTATTTGACTTGTTCTTACCGCCGAAGCCGAAGGCAGCCGTCACTGCCGCTTCGGTGGACGCTGCAGCAATTGCCCCTTATTACCCTGAACAAAGCCAACTTTTCTTTTCGGGTGTAACTAGCGCAATCCGCTCCGAAGCAATGACTGTTCCAACAATTGCACGCGCCCTGGGAATTATCCAAACAATTGCGTCATTACCAATGCACACACGCAATGAAGCGACAGGTGAAAAAATTTCGCAACCGCGTGTCATCAACCAACCTGACCCACGAATTCCTGGAACAACATTTTGGTCATGGATTATTTCTGACCTGTTCTTTTTCCCAAGTGGTTACGCATACGTTATGGAACGTTATGCCGATACGGGAAGAATTCGCGCAATGGAACGTGTTGCACCTGAACGCGTAACAATTCAAACAAATGGTGTTGGTTCAGAAATTGTTTCTTATTCAATTGACGGTTCATACGTTGACCCTGCAAACCTTGTTGTTTTTGCTGGTGCGCAAGAAGGTTTATTGAATCGCGCTGGACGAACAATTCGCGCTGCAGCGGCGTTGGAACGTGCGGCGTTAGATTTTGCCGCAGACCCAATACCACAAATGGTTTTGAAATCAAATGGAACTTCATTGCCCGCAGACCGTGTTTCAAAATTGCTTGGTGCAATTCGTAACCGTGCAAAAAAGTCCGTAATTTATTTGAACGCAGACGTTGATTTATCAACAGTTGGTTACGACCCAAAAAATCTTCAACTCAATGAAGCCCGGAATTATCTTGCGTTAGAACTATCGCGTGCCGCAGGTTTGCCTGCATATTTTACAGATTCACAACAATCCAGTTTTACTTATTCAAACGCCTTAGACAAAAGGCGCGACCTGGTGGATTTTGCGTTTAGAAATTACATGTCAATTTTGGAACAAAGGTTATCTTTTGCGGATTTTACCCCCGCAGGAAACAAAGTTTCATTTGACTTGGACGATTTCTTGCGCGGCAATCCTTATGAGCGCGCCCAAGTTTATGAAATCCTAAATCGTATCGGCGCAATGTCGGTAGATGAAATACGCGAGGAAGAAGACATGCTGCTATGAAAAAAGTAATTACACCAATGCAAATCACGGCGGCAGATTCAAACAGTCGCACAATTACGGGGCGAATAGTCACATTTGAAGAAGCAGGCAACGCTTCAATTGGAAAAGTTTTATTTGCCGCAGGTTCAATTGAACCAACGCCAGTTTTGCTTAATCTTGAACATGACCGCACACGCAGAATTGGAACAACACTTTCAATGACTGCAGATGAAAAAGGAATTGACGCGGTTTTTAAAATTGTTGAAACAACTGCAGGCAATGACAGTTTAGTGGAAGCAAGTACGGGTATGCGTGACGGATTTAGTGTTGAAGTTCATTTTGATGAATACGACACAATGAAAGACGGCACAGTTCGTATTTTGAAAGGTGAATTGACAGGTGTTGCGCTAACAAGTGAACCTGCAATTCGTTCAGCGCGCGTTGCCGAAGTTGCCGCAACTGAAGAAGACGAAATTTCAGATTCAACAATTGAACCTGAAGAAACAACAACAACAGAAGGAGACGAAGTGGACAACACCGTCACACAAGCGGAAGCCGTTGAGACGGTAGAAGCCGCAGAAACAATCACTGCGTCAGCACGTCCAAAAGTGGGTGGTTTTACATCAAAACCACGCATTGAAGTGACTGCTGCAAAATATCTAGAAAACACAATTCGTTCGTCAATGGGTGACCTTGACGCACGCGATTATGTTCACGCCGCCAATAATGGCGCAACAACAACTGACAACGCTGGACTTGTTCCAACACGTCAACTCACTGAAATCATTAACGGTCTTGGAAACACAATTCGTCCAAGCATTGACGCAATCAGTCGTGGAACATTGCCTGACGCTGGAATGACATTTGAAATTCCAAAAATTACTGCAATGCCAACCGTTGCAGAAACAGCAGAAACAGCAGCCTTTTCAAATACAGACCAGGAAAGCGCATTTGTTTCAGTGGACGTTAAAAAGTTTGCGGGACAACAAAAGTTTTCCGTAGAATTGTTAGAGCGTTCTTCACCATTATTCTTTGATGAATTATTGCGCAACATGGTTGCAGCACTATCAAAAGCACAAAATGCTTATGTCAACGGAATTCTTGTTGCAAACGCTGCAATTGACGCAACAACACTTTCAGCACTTCCAACTGCTGCTGAATTGCTTGCTTATGTTTCACGCGGTGCTGCAAGTGTTTATTCAAACACACAGGGCTTTGCACGCAACATCATTATGGGTTCAAGCCAATGGGCAAACACAATGGCACTAAATGATAATGGGCGACCAATTTACGTTGCGTCACAACCGCAAAATGCGGGCGGCGCGTTGCGTCCTGACAGTTTGCGTGGCAATGTTGCTGGTCTTGACTTGTATGCCGACTTCTCAGCACCAGGCGGTTCAGACGACGGTTCAATGATTATTGTGAACCCTTCTGCATACACATGGTATGAATCAAGCAATTTCCAATTGCGTTCAGAATCAACGGCAGACGGTTCAATTACCGTTGGTCTTTATTCATTCGGCGCAACTGCAATCAAACTTGCAAACGGTGCTTTCCGTAACAACAAGTAAAAACTAATCATGCGGCGTGGTTCTCCCGAACGCGCCGCAGCAGTAGAAAGGAACTGACATGCCTAGCATTGTTACCGCTTCACAATTGCGTACGGTGCTGGGTGTGTCAGTTTCCTTATACAGTGACGCTTATTTGGACGAAATTATTAACACCGCAGAATCAGTTATTTTGCCCATGTTGGTTGCAAACACTTCTGCAGTCAGTGCAGTGGAATTGACAACAAATGTTGCTTATTATTACACGCAACGCCCACATCATTTTGTTGCAGGTCAGTCCATTGTGGTCACTGGTTTGCCTTCACCTTTTACACGCACCGTCACAGTCGTGGACGTTGCAACTTATTATTTCACCGCCGCAGTCACAAATGCAGACGTGACATTGCGCGAAACTATCCCTGCAGGAAGTGCCACATTGTCAGGCTATTCAGCCGCAGAAATTTATGCCAACACACCCGCCATTGAATCGGCAGTTTTAGCAGTAAGTGTTGAAGTCTTCCAATCCCGTGTTGCCGCAGGTGGAGAAATTCAGGGCGTGGATTTTGCCAGTACGCCATACAGAATGGGGCGCAGTTTGACAAACAGGGTGTCCACATTGCTTATGCCATTTTTGGACGTGGAAACGGTCGTGCAATGACCGCGTCAACCATTGCAGACACACGCGCTGCACTTGCCAATTCATTTTCTGCACTAGCAGCCAATATCTATTCAAGCGTTCCTGAAACACCGATTCCCCCTGCAATTGTCATTGTGCCAAATTCGCCTTACATGGAAGTTGTTCTCATAGGTAGGGCTTACACAAGGGTGAAATTGAATTTTGCAATCAGCGCAATTGTTCAGTCAAATAGCAATGCAGGGTCATTGGACAACCTGGAAAAACTAATAATCGGAATTCTGACGGCGTTGCCTTCAGGGTATGAGTTAGGCGTAATTGAAAAACCAACCGTTTTGGAAGTGGGGCAATCCCCCATGTTGGTTTCTGACATAAACGTTTCAACTTATTACACACAAACAAATTAAGGAGAAATAAAGAAATGGCAACAACCGTAATCACTGGACGCGACATAACGTTGACGTTCACAGGTGGAACAGACATTGACGCGCAAGCGACCAGTGCAGTTTTGACAAAGAATTTTGACCGTCAGGTTTATCAGACATTGGACGGCGAAGCATACAAAGTGGTCAATGTTACTGGTGAGTTTGTTTTAGAAATGTTAGCCGACTGGGGAAAAACAAGTTCAGTCTGCGAAGCAATTTGGACTGCTTGCGATAGCGCACCCAATTCAGAAGTTTCAGTGACAATGGTTGCTGCAACTGGTGCTTCATTTGTATTCCCTTGCCTGTTGGACTATCCAACTGCAGGTGGTGCTGGTACTGACGCGCAAACCGTAACTTTCACTTGGAAAGTTGCACGCGGTGAAGTAACAGAAACATTCAGTTAAAAAACCTAGTCGGGAGAAAAAATGAAACTACCAATCACAATTGAATTCAACAATGGGGAATCGGCAACATACGTCGCTGCACCCCCTGAGTGGGTCAAGTGGGAGAAGCACACTGGGAACACCATTGCTCACGCCCAAGACAAAATTGGAATTTCTGATTTAGTCTTTTTGGCATATCACGCCATGAAACGTGAAGCAGGTGGCAAGCCAATTAAAACTTTAGACGTTTGGACTGAAACAATTTCAGACGTTGTGGTTGGTGAGTCTGACCCAAAAGTTACCCCGTCGGAAGCCTTAACAGAATAATTTGGGAACTATCCCTGGCAACAGGTAGGTCACCAAATGAATTTGAAACTGCTGAAGACATTTTGACAGTGCTTGAACTTATGGAAAGGCGGGCAAATGGCAAGTGACGCAATTGCTTATGACAAGGCTGAGTTGCGCGCCATTGCCCGTTCTTTCAAAGCAATGGACGAAAAAGCGACCAACCAGGCTAAACAACAGACTTCAAAGTTGGCTGACTGGGTGCGTGGCAAAATTATTGACACTGCCAACGTTTCCACAAACAAAGTTGCCCCACGCATTGCGTCAGGGTCGGTGGTTTCTAAATCGTCAAAGATAGGTGAAATTTCATTTGGTTTTGCGCGTCAGAAATTAAGCGGTGGTGGTACAACGCAACAATTATGGGGTGGCTACGAATTCGGTTCAAATAAATTTAAGCAATTTCCAGTGTGGTCAGGTCGTGAAGGTCGTGGTTCTCGCGGTTGGTTTATTTACCCAACATTGCGCAGCGTTCAACCTGAAATAGTCAAACGGTGGGAAGAATCATTTTCTGCAATAGTAAAGGAATTTGACTAATGGCTGGCAGTCGTACACTTAAACTTTCCATTCTTGGTGACGTAGATAATCTCAACCAATCCTTAAAAACTGCAACCAGCGACGTTGAAAGTTTTGGCGATAAGGTCGGAAAAGTTGGCAAGGTTGTTGGTGCAGCCTTTATTGCCGCCGCAGCCGCCGCAGGTGCATACGCGGTCAAGATAGGAATTGACGGCGTTAAATCCGCTATTGAAGATGAAAAAAGTCAAACACAATTAGCCCTAGCCCTGACAAATGCAACGGGTGCAACTAACGCACAAATTGCGGCAACTGAACAAAGCATTTTACAAATGTCCCTAGCAACTGGTGTCGCTGACGACAACCTGCGACCTGCACTTCAAAGACTGGCATTGTCAACAGGTGACATTTCTAAAGCCCAAGATTTATTGGCAACCGCCCTGGACGTATCTGCTGCAACTGGCAAACCGCTTGAAACCGTTGCCAACGCATTGGGTAAAGCATACGACGGAAACACTGCAGCACTTGGAAAATTAGGCATAGGACTTTCTGCTGCTGAATTAAAAACAATGACATTCACCGACGTGCAAAATCAACTGACAACATTATTTGGTGGGGCTGCTGCTGCAAATGCAGACACCTATGCAGGGCGCATTGAACGCATGAAGGTTGCCTTTAACGAAGCGAAAGAAACTATTGGTTACGCATTGTTGCCAATACTTGAAACGGTGATGAAATTCATAAATGATAATGCACTTCCGGTCATTAACGCATTTGCTGGTGCATTTTCAGACAAACAGAGTGGTTTGTCAAGTGCATTATCCAACGTGGTAGAAGTTGTAAAATCTTACGTCATGCCTATTTTTGAAGGTGCAGTTTCGGTTTTTAATAATGTTAAAGACGCAATCACTGACAACATTGACAGTTTCAAACAATTTTTTGAAGTTGTGAAATTCATTGCACCTATCATTGGTGAAGTCATTGGCGGTTCATTAAAGGTTGTTGGTGAAATTGCTTCGGTGGTCATTACGGTTATTGCAAAAGTTTTAGCAGCCATTAAACCACTTTTGAATACTGCAATTGACGGAATTAACTTAGTTATTCGCGGGCTTAACATAATCAACCCATTTTCAGACATTCCTTATCTTCCAAAAATGGGTGACTCTTTTGCAACTAACGGCGCACCTGGTGCAATTAGCAGTGGTGGTTCATTTGGTGGAATTGTTGCAGGCTTGACTGACATTTCAACGGGACTTGGGACAACAACCGCAGGCGTCAGTGGTGGAAAATCAACAGGGGGCAACAGTTCAGTTCAAAAAGCCCTGGACGCGCTTATTGCACAACGTGACGACCTGGTGATTAAGGCAGAAATTTTGAAGACTCAAATGGGATTAGTTACACCGTCACCACTTGCCACATTCCGTGCCAGTGAGCAGGCAGGCGGCGGGGGTACAACAATCAACTTCAACATTACAGGGGCAATTGACAAAGAAGGAACGGCGCGTTCAGTCAATGACCTTTTGAACAATTCTTA